GAGAAGATCAAAAAAGGAAATCCGGAATATGCACTCAGGGCAAAAGGGAAGGTCGCAGAACTTGCCCTTGGATACCAAGGCGGTACCGGAGCATTGATCCAGATGGGAGCATTAAGGATGGGACTTACGGAAGAAGAACTTCCGGATATCGTACACCGATGGAGAACAGCAAACAAACGGATTCAGGATTTCTGGTATACCGTAGAGAATTGTGCGATCGAGACGGTAACACTCGGAACAACAAACCAGATCCAGCACGGGATCACGTTTATGAGAGATGCAGATTATTTTATGATCAAACTTCCTTCCGGACGATGCTTATTTTATCCAGATCCGCAGATTGGAGAGAATGCATGGGGAAATAAGAGTATCACATACATGGGCATCGATGGAACGAAAAAATGGCAGAGACTTGAAACGTACGGTGGGAAACTAGTCGAGAATATTGTACAGGCAGTGGCAAGAGATCTGCTGGCGAACGCGATCCGAAATATGTTATTCGGTGGTTATCTCATCAACTTTCATATCCACGATGAGATCATAGCAGAAGTGCCAAAAGGTTCTGATCTGACACTGGAGAAAGCTATCGATCTGATGTGCAGGGCTCCGAAGTGGGCAGAAGGGCTGCCGTTAAACGCAGATGGATTTACAGGAGATTTCTATAAGAAAGAGTAGGAGGAACGGCATGTTTCAGAATGACTTAAAAATTAAAATATCAACGGGAAGCAGCCGAAGATCAAAGACCTGGCTGAAACAGGAGATGTACTGGTCTGATTTTGTAGAGAAGCTTGAACATCCGATCAGGACAGAAGAAACTCTGGCAGAGTATATGGGTTATTGCAAAGCAAAGCAGGATGAGATCAAGGACGTTGGCGGTTTTGTCGGTGGCGAACTTTCCGGAGAACAGAGAAGAAATGAAAATGCCGGTTATCGCTATCTGATCACACTTGATGCCGACCATATAAAACCGGGTGGAACTGATGAGGTGATCGGCATCTTAGAAAACCTTGGTTGTTCTTATGTGGTCTACAGTACCAGGAAGCATGAAGAAGCAGCACCGCGACTTCGAATCATTCTGCCGTTGGATCAGCCGGCTTCTCCGGATGAATATGAGCCGATCGCGAGACGTGCCGCGGAGTATATCGGAATGGGCATCTTTGACCCGACAACTTTCGAAACAGTCCGATTGATGTACTGGCCAAGCTGCAGTAAGGACAGTCAGTATCGATTCTGCTATGCAGACAAGCCGTTTTTAAGTAAAGACGGAATGCTTGCAACATATGATAACTGGAGAGATATCACACAGTGGCCGGAAGTGCCAGGAGCGGTAAAGCTCCGTGACCGCAGTATCAAAAAACAGGGAAATCCATTAGAAAAGAAAGGAATCGTCGGTGCATTCTGTAAGACCTATACAGTAGAGCAGGCAATGGATGCGTTTTTGGATGGCATCTATGAACCATGCGATATGCATCCGGGGCGTTATACCTATACAGAAGGTTCGACAGTTGGCGGAGCCGTGCTGTATGAAGATGGATTATTCTTATACAGCCATCATGCCACAGATCCTGCAGGTGGAAGATTATGCAATGCATTTGATCTGGTCCGGATCCATAAGTTTTATGAACTTGATTATGAATCAAAGGAAGGAACGCCGATCACAAGGCTTCCATCCTTTTCTGCAATGTGTGAGTTTGCGATGGAACAGCCAAATGTTGCAAAAGTCATTACTGCAGAACGATATGAACGTGCACAGTCCGAATTTTCACAGGATATATCAAAAGAAGATCTTGACTGGATGGAAAAGTTAAGCTGCAGTTCACAGACAGGAATGCCGAATAAGACGATCGACAACGTGCTGATCATTCTGGAGAACGATCCAAACTTAAAGGACCGATTATATCATGATGAATTTGCGAACAGAGCAACTGTCTGCAGACCGATGCCGTGGGAATTTCATCCTGAGTTTCCTTATAAGGATCGTGCGTGGACCGATGAAGATGATGCCGGATTAAGGCATTACATGGAAAAGACTTACGGGATCACAGGAGAAAAGAAGATATTAGACGGCATGGCAATCTATGCAAACCGACATAAAAGACATAAGATCCGAGAATACCTTACAAGCCTTAACTGGGATGGGGTCAGACGATTAGATACGCTATTGATCGATTATTTCGGGGCAGAGGACTCTGAATATGTACGTGCAGCAACAAGAAAGACTTTGTGTGCTGCGGTTGCCAGAGCCATGCATCCAGGATGTAAATTTGATTATATGCTGATCCTGTCGGGAGCACAGGGTGTTGGAAAGAGTACGTTCTTTTCAATGTTGGGCAAAGACTGGTATTCCGATTCAATGAGTACCTTTGAAGGGAAAGATGCAGCAGAGATGGTGCAGGGCTACTGGATCATTGAAGCTGGAGAGTTAACTGGATTTAACAGATCAGAGATGAATGCAGTCAAGCAGTTCTTAAGTAAGAAAGAGGATGTTTATCGTATGCCGTATGGGCGCAGGACTGCGAATTTTCCACGAAACTGTATTATCGTAGGAACTACGAACGATAAAGAGTTCTTAAAGGACAGAACAGGAAATCGTAGATTCTGGCCAGTTGGACTCGGAAAACAGAAACCAAAGAAGAACATCTTCCAGGAACTGCCGGCAGAAGTTGATCAGGTATGGGCAGAAGCGGCTGCAAGATGGATGTTAGGAGAGCCGCTGTATATGTCCGGAGATGTCGCTAAAGTGGCACAGGAGAAGCAGGAGACTTACAGAGAAGCATCTCCAAAAGAAGGTGTGATAAGAGAGTTCCTGGAGAAGAAGATTCCAACAGACTGGAAGGAAAAAAGTCAGGCACAGAGAAGATCATTTTTCAACAGTGAATTTCAGGTAAAAGATGAGAGCAACTTAATAAATAGAGAAAGGATTTGTGCGGCAGAGATATGGTGTGAGTGCTTCGGAGGAGATCTAAAGCAAATGAAACGACATGACATCATAGAGATTAACAGCATTCTTAATTGTATTAGTGGATGGGATCGAGTATCATCTGCGAGATTCGGTCCTTATGGCACACAAAGGGGCTACATTCGTGTAAACAAAGAAGCATAAGCATAAAAAATGTAAACATACAATATCTGGAAATGTAAACAAGGTAAACATACTGTAAACAAACGATTGTTTACAATGAAAACCGCGTAAATACTCGATTTGAATAGAATGTAAACATTGTAAACATTAAATTCTTTAAAAATAAAATATAAAGGGTAATAGTATAACGTACCCCATGTGCACACATACACGCGTATATATATAGGGAATTCCGATTACATGTTTACGGCAAAGGAGAATGATATGAGAGAAAGCAGTATAGAATCCAAGTTCAGGGATGAAGTAAAAGGGGTCGGCGGTACGGCGTATAAGTTTGTATCCCCAGGCAATGCTGGAGTACCAGACAGGGTTGTAGTCCTTCAAGGCGGAAAATCTGGATTCGTAGAATTGAAACGTCCGGGAGAGAAAACGACACCGCTTCAGAAAGTCCAGATCCGTAAGATCTTAGCAACGGGGTGTTATGCAACCGTTCTTGATAACAAAAAAGATATTGACCGAGTGATCTGGGAGATCGAAGTATGGAATCCAGGCAAGGCCTTGGACAAGATCGCAGAGTTAGAACAGAGAGGCATGATATGAAATTTGTACCACACAATTATCAGCGATACTGCATTAACCGCATGATCACGGATCCAGTCTTAGGATTGTTTCTTGACATGGGGCTTGGAAAGACAGTAATCACACTGACAGCAGTGAATGATCTGAGATTTAATCGGTTTGCAGTCCGGAAAGTTCTCGTCATCGCACCGAAGAAGGTTGCGGAAGATACATGGACAAGAGAATCGCAGAAATGGGATCACTTAAAGATGCTTCGGGTGATCCCGGTTCTCGGAAGTATCAAACAGCGGATCAGAGCGATCAACACACCCGGCGATATCTGGGTGTTATCAAGAGATAATGTCTCATGGCTGGTTGATTATTACAAAAATGACTGGCCGTTTGACATGGTGATCATCGATGAGTTGTCGAGCTTTAAGTCCAACAAAGCAAAACGATTCCGAAAATTAAAAAGTGTCAGGAGTCACATCCACCGGATCGTAGGGCTTACAGGAACACCGACTCCGAACGGACTGGAAGACCTGTGGGCACAGATCTATCTTCTGGATGAAGGAGAACGGCTAGGGAAGACATTAACCGGATACCGTGATAATTACTTCACACCGGGAGCAAGAAACGGAAATGTGATCTATGAGTACAATCCGAGGACATGGGCAGACGAAGAGATCAATGAACGGATCAAAGATATCTGTATCTCCATGAAAGCAGAGGACTATCTGGAATTACCAGAACGGATCGACAATGTCCGGCATATCAAACTTCCGGACAAAGCAAAGAAGCAGTATGAAGAACTGGAGAAGACGATGATCGCGGATATCGATGGAGAGACCATTGACGTTACCAGTGCGGCGGCTTTAAGCAATAAACTTTTGCAGCTTTGCAACGGAGCTGTCTATGATGCAGACGGTATATACCATGAGGTGCATGATGAGAAGATCGAAGCCTTAAAAGAGATCATCGATGCAAATGCAGGAAAAGGAATTTTAGTGTTTTATAACTTTAAGCATGACAAGGCACGGATCCAGAAGGCTTTGAAAAAGAGCAGGCTTCGGATCGGAGAGTTAAAGAATCCGGACAGCATCACAGCCTGGAACAATGGGCAGATGGATATCCTACTTGCACATCCCGCAAGTGCAGCATATGGATTAAACCTTCAGGCAGGTGGGCACATCATTGTCTGGTTTGGACTTAACTGGTCATTAGAGCTATACCAGCAGGCAAATGCCAGACTGTACCGGCAGGGACAGAAAGAGAATGTTGTGATCCATCATCTAGTCACTGCCGGCGGATATGATGAGAACGTCATGGATGCACTGGAAGCAAAAGAAGTTACACAGGATTCGTTTCTGGATGCCTTAAAGGCAAGGATCAAGAGTGTTAAGGAAAGTTAAGGAGTAAATTAATTATGACAAAGATCAGACAGAAGCTTGCGAAGGTCTATATTCATTCGCAGGATAATGGCAATGACTTTGGGATCATCGATCATCTGGCTGAGGTCGGATACGATGTTGATTTCGAAGTTGTGGATAATGGAGTTGGCAATAAGGTGATCTCATGTGAGATCTATGATGCAGGGGGGGGGAAGAAAGACAATGATCAGAAATAATAGGACAGCAATGAATGCATACAAGAAGACCAGAGAGAAACACGGTGGGGGATCATCCTCGCTGTGTAGTCTGTGGCGAAGTGATGGATCCAGAGGATGATGAGACAGAGTGGTCCAGAACAAAGAGAAGGACAGATTGTTTTGTACATAGGCATTGCGTGAAACACTGGGGAGACGTTTAAGTGCAAGGTTGATCACGAAAAATATCCAGAAGTGAAGTAGAAAGACAGATTTAAAAATATGATGGAGGGCTAATCTATGATCATTGGATTTTTAAGCGGATTATTTATCGGAGCAGTAGCAGGAGTGGCAGTTATGTCACTCTGTGCCGCAGCGAAAGAGAGGGATGAGTTATGACAATAACAGAGAATCTTACGGGTGTCGTGAAAGAGGATCATGAGAGAGTGAAGACAGTAACGGACATCTTGGAAGAAGTAAAGCAGGAGATGTGTGATGATTATTGCAAGTATCCAACTATTGTAAATGATAGAGAAGATTTATTTGCAGATAACAGTCCATGTACGAAATGCCCGTTAACTAAATTATAAGGAGTTGATACATAAATGGCATATAGAGATTGTCCGTGCCTAAATTGTAAAGATAGATCACACGGATCAAAGAGAGTTGCTTGTCAGACAGGATGTGAGAAGTATCTTTCTTGGAAGGCAAAGGAACAGGAATTAAGAAGAAGAGAGAAAGAATCACGGCCTTATTACTCAAATGCAAGAAAAGCGATCATAAGAAACCGCCAGATGAAAAGAAAGAGCGGTAGGCAGATATGATTGATCCATGCAAGGCCTGTGCAGAGATAATCTGCATGGGCATTTGTGCCGATCGGGCGCAATACAAGCAAGAGTATCAGGAGATGGCGGATCGGATAAGGCAGCAGATAATAAATCGTAACAGGAGGGGAGAACGTGGACAAGAACGTACTGATCCAATATTGTGACATGAAAGAAGAAATTAAAGATTTAAGGAGAAGAATCACAGAGACTGAAAAGCAGATCTTCAGAATTGCAGAAGAAGGAACGGTAAAAGACACAGTAAGCGGTGGCATGGGTGGAATACAGCACTTTGTTGTTGAGGGTATGCCAGTACCAGAACTTAGCAGAAAGAGGCTGCTGCTTAATAAACGAAAATCTATGTTGATCAAAAAGGAAAATGAACTTTTAGAATTAACAAATCAAGTAGAACAGTATATAAGTAGCATCGAAAAAAGTGAATTGAGAACTATTTTCCGACTGTATTATATTGATGGAATGACATGGACACAGGTAGCGCACAGGATGAATGCCATGCATCCTAAAAGAAAGATTGCGTACAATGAAAAGAATCTACAGAAGAGAAATGAAAGATTTTTTGCAGAAAATGAATAAATGTCGCTCACTGTCGTAGGAAAATAGTTTAATATATAGACTAAACATTTTGTGTATTGATACTATACGAAAAGTTCTTCTTTAATGGTATGTATTTCGAAGTAAGAAAGCTCGAGAGATTTTTTAAATCATCTCGGGTTTTTCTTATGCAAAATACACATAAAATACACACTAGGCATTGACTTATACACACTAAATGTGTATAATATAATCATAAGGAGGTAACTTATGAAGCAAAGAGACCTAGTGAAGAAACTTGAAAAAGCGGGTTTTGAATTTGCAAGACACGGAGGAAACCATGATATTTATAAGCGAGGGGATGATGAAGAAAAGATTCCACGACATCGCGAGATAAATGAAAGGTTAGCAAGAGCAATTTTAAGGAAATGGGGATTATAAAATCCCCTGTCCTTAACACATAATAGATATATTATAATAGGAGGAGAACGAAATGAAAGGAGCATACCCAGTTATCTTTACAGATGTAGATACGAATATTTTAGTTGAAGTTCCGGATCTTGGAATTTTAACAGAAGCAAATGAAGAGGGTAAGGCAAAAGGAACCATTGCAGATGCGATAGAAATGGCAAGAGATGCAATCGGTTTAGCATGTATCAATTTACAGGATGAAAATAAACCAATACCAGAACCTACACCAATAGCAGATGTTGACGTGACTAATGGAACGTTTGCAGAAGATGGAAAAGGAATTGTATCTTTAGTTGATGTTGATCTTACAGAGTATAGAAGAGCGATCGATAATAAAATGGTTCGTAGAAATGTGACATTACCCAATTGGTTAAATCGAGAAGCAGAAGAAGCTCATATCAATGTATCTGGAGTATTAAGAGAAGCATTGATGAGCGTACTTGGAGTAACAAAAGCTAGATAATATAAAGAATCAAGCACCTTCGGGTGCTTTTTTCGTACATAAATTTAAGGACCACTAGCTCAGCAGGGAGAGCGGTCGGCTTATAACCGATGAACAGTCCAGGGTTCGAGTCCCTGGTGGTCCATTTAAGAAATAAGAAAGAAGGTGGTAATGTTTGAGTGAAGAAAAAAACTACATACTTGCAGAAGCCGACTATGTAGAGGGAATGAAATATAAAGACATTGCTGCCAAGTATGGAGTCTCGATCAACACTGTAAAGTCATGGAAGAAACGATACGCATGGTCGAGAGATAAAAAGACAGAATGCATCCAAAAGGGGTGCACACAAAATAAAAAGGGTGCACACAAAAAAGAAGCCGTTGCAGAGGACGTAAGTCAAGTCGCGATCAACGATGAACTTACCGATCAGCAGCAGCTTTTTTGTTTGTATCAATCTAGGATGTTTAATTACACGAAAGCTTACATGAAAGCTTATCCAGGATGTACTTATGCATCTGCTGCCGTATTAGGAAGCAGGCTTATGAAGAATCCAGTGATCAGAAAAGAGATTGAACAGCTAAAGCAGAATCATATGAACAGGGAACTGTTAAAGCAGGAAGATATCTTTCAAAAGTACATGGATATTGCGTTTGCAGATGTGACAGATTATGTATCGTTTGGGCGAGAAAATATTCAAGTTATGGGTGCTTTTGGTCCAGTAATGGTAGAAAACAAAGAAACTGGAGAAAAAGAAGTTCTCGAAAAAGAAGTCAATACTGTGAAATTCAAACAATCTGAAGATGTTGATGGAACGTTGATTACGGAAGTGAAGCAAGGAAAAGACGGAGCGAGTATTAAGCTGGTTGATAAGATGAAAGCTTTACAATGGCTTGCAGATCATATGGATATTGCTACAGTTGAACAGAAAGCTAAGATTGAGCAGATCAGAGCTAAGACAGAACAAATCAGACACAGTGGAACTGATACAGGAGAAGATGCAGTTCAATCTTGGATGGATGCTGTAAAAAAAGCGAGGGAATCAGATGGATGATAGAGTATTACATGATTTCCTTGTAGAGAGTATTCCTTTATGGCAGCAGAATCCAGTTCAATTTTTTGAAGAAGTTCTTTTTTTTTATCCAGATGAATGGCAAAAAGAAGCAGCATTTGCTTTAAGAGATAATTCAAAAGTAACGATAAAATCCGGACAGGGTGTTGGAAAAACAGGATTTGAAGCCGCAACATTGTTATGGTTTTTAAGCTGTTTTGAGAATGCAAGAGTTGTTGCAACAGCCCCAACACTGCACCAGTTGAACGATGTTCTATGGGCAGAGGTTTCAAAGTGGCAAAGTAAATCTCCGTTATTGAAGGAGATACTACAGTGGACCAAAACAAAAATATCTATGATTGGCAGCAAAGAACGTTGGTATGCAGTAGCAAGAACAGCAACCACTCCAGAAAATATGCAAGGATTCCATGAGGATAATATGCTATTTATCGTTGATGAAGCTTCTGGTGTTGCAGATCCGATCATGGAAGCAATCTTAGGTACTCTGACAGGATCAAATAATAAATTGCTACTTTGTGGAAACCCGACAAAAGCAAGCGGTACATTTTACGACAGCCATACATCGGATCGTAAATTATATTATTGCATCACTGTAAACTCCGCAGAGTCTAAAAGAACTAATAAGGACAACATTGATTCTCTGATCAGGAAATATGGAGAAGAAAGTAATGTTGTCAGAGTCAGAGTAAAAGGATTGTTTCCTAAACAGGATGATGATGTTTATATGCCTTTGGAAATGTTGGAAGCATCGATCATCCTGGAAGAGATACCACCAGCTGATATTTGCACTTTGGGAGTCGATGTGGCCCGTTTTGGTGATGATGACACAGTGATCGCAAGAAATATGAATAACAAGATCACACTAGAAAAGATTAGGCATGGTCAAGATCTAATGAAAACTGTAGGAGATGTTGTTGTAGAGTGTAGGAATATCAAGGAAAAGTTTAAATATAAAAAAACAATATATGTGATCATAGATGATACTGGTCTTGGTGGAGGAGTAACAGATCGTTTGAATGAATTAAAATCGGAAGGAAAGCTATCTGGTGTAGTTATCGTTCCGGTTAATTTTTCTGCTGCCGTTCCAGACAAGAAAGCAGCAGAAAAATATCATGATATCACATCTTATGCATGGTCCATATTAAGAGATATGTTAGAAGAAAAAGAAGCAGTATTACCAAATGATACAGAGCTTATCGCACAATTAAGTGCGAGAAAATATGATCTTAGTTCATCAGGGAAGATACGACTAGAATCAAAAAAAGCAATGAAAGAACGCATCGGAGAGTCTCCGGACCGGGCAGATGCTGTTGTTTTATCTTGCTACAGAAACAAAATTAAACCAATCAGTGTTCCAGGAAGTGATGTTGGAACAAAAGATAGTTACTGGAGGTGAAATAGCATTGTATGATGAAATAGGTCGCATCGGTCAAAATCGGTGGGGCGGTAGCTTTTACGAAGAATTTCTCCAAGAGCTGAGAGGACAACGAGGAGTAAAGGTATATACAGAAATGGAATCTAACGACGATGTGATTGGAGCAATCATATTTGCGTTAGATACATTGCTTAGACAGGCACAGTTTTCCGTAGAGCCACAGGGAGACGATCAAAAGGACATAGAGGCAGCAGAGTTTGTTGAGTCTTGCATGAATGATATGCAGACCACATGGACTGATACAGTCTCTGAAATCCTATCATTCCTTACATACGGCTGGTCGTATCATGAGATCGTATATAAGAGGAGATCAGGGCGGACAGGAAATCCTAAGACGAACAGCAAATATGATGATGGTTTAATCGGATGGAGAAGGCTTCCTATCCGATCACAGGATTCTCTGTATCAGTGGGAGTATGACAATGAAGATAATCTTATCGGCATGACCCAAATGCCACCGCCAAACTTTGGGCTTTATACGATTCCACTGGAAAAGGCAATCCATTTCAGAACCAGATCCAGAAAAGGAAATCCAGAAGGACGAAGCATCCTCAGAAATGCTTATCGTTCCTGGTACTTTAAAAAAGGGATTCAGGAATTTGAAGGGATCGGGATTGAAAGAGATCTCGCTGGTATACCGATGGTCACACCACCAGAAGGTGTTGACTTGTATAATCCAGATGATCCCGAAGGCTCAAGAATGTTAACCTGGGCTTATAGTTTGGTAAAGAATGTCCGACAAGACAAAAGTGCTGGAATCGTGTTACCACCGGGATTTAAGTTCGAGCTTGTTTCCACAGGTGGAAGCAGACAGATTGATACGAACGAGATCATAAATCGTTATGATAGCCGCATAGCAATGACAACGCTTGCGGATTTTATTCTGTTGGGGCATGAACACACTGGATCATTTGCACTGTCCGATGATAAGACAGAGTTATTTGCTGTAGCGATTGGATCATACCTTGACATTATCTGTGAAGCGTTTAATAACCAAGCGATCCCAAGATTGATTGATCTAAACGGAGAACATTTCAAGGGGATCACAGACTACCCGAAGATGGTTCACGGAGATATTGAAAAGATCGACATGAACAAATTAGCACAGTACATCCAGACGATGGTTGGCACTGGTGTATTGATCCCAGACGACGAATTGGAAACATATGTTCGAGAAGCCGCCAATTTGCCGCCAAAGGTAGCTGACGATGAAAGATTCATTGATCCTGATAGAGAAGATCAGCAGACAAATGATCTTGGATCACAGGGAAATAATGTACACCCAGAGGACAATCAGGACGTTGCCGAAGATGATGGAAAGGTACAGGAAGCCAAGAAACGATTAGGAAGGAGCTGATTATATGTTCCTATTCCGAAAGGTTAAGAAGCGTGGATCGATGAAGCCAAATGATGTGAAAGAAGCATTAGAGAGGTTTCTTAATAGCAGCAGTCCAGAATTAACACGCTTGCTGGTCAGGTATTGGAAGGATCAGCAGACGGTTTTTACATTTAAAGAGATCAGAGAAGCTATTCAGGCTGGTGTGATCTCCAAGAAATCTGTAGAAGAATGGCAACAGGATTATTCAAAACTGGTTCATGATAAGATTGCACCAGAGATGGTTAAAGCAATGAAAGCTGGTGCTAAAAATCAAAACCAGCACAAAGGAATAGACATTGGATATAAATTTGATGCAGATCATTGGGCGGTATCTGATTGGTTGGAAAATCACACAGCTGAGCTTGTAACGAATTGTACAAGAGTACAGAAAGATGCAATTCAGTCAATGATCGATATCGGAATAAGAAAACATATGGGAACAGATGAGCTTGCAAGGTTTATCCGTCCCTGTATTGGTTTAACAAAGCCACAGACTCAGGCAGCTATGAAGTATTATGAGACGATCAAGGCAGAGCTGGAGAAGAAACACCCAAGAACAAAGCCAGAAAAGATTGAACAGATGGCAAGAGACAAGCAGATGAAGTATGCAGAACGTCAGCTCAGAGAAAGAGCAAAGACGATCGCACAGACCGAAAGAGCATTTGCCTATGAGTATGGCAGATACCAGCATACAAAGAATCTTGTCGATCAGGGTATATTACCACCACAGGACAAAAAATGGTCCGCAACGGACAGTGAGAATACATGCAGCACATGTAGAGAACTGAACGGAAAAGTTGTTGGAATGGACGAAGAATTTGCCCCAGGTAAGCTACTTCCTCCGCTTCATCCGAGGTGTAAATGCTGTGTTATGTATGTCAATTCAAAATCTATGACCGCAGCGTATGAAACAGAAGAAGATGAACTGCGAGAGTACAGCACAGAGGAAATAGAGACTCATGCTAATAAAATGTCAGAGATTGCAGACAAACATCTTGATCTTGAAAGCTCATGGAGTGGAAAGGTCGTAGTTGATGATGATTCTGGTGTTTATGGTATCCAGTGGAACGGAGATATTATAACCAGACATGAAACAGCCCCACATATTTTGTTACATGAACAGTTACACGCTAGATCAGTTACAAAATATGATCATAAAATGTATAAACAGTATGAGAACATGGAAGAGGGTTCGGTACAGTTTGCAGCACAGGAGATTAGCAAGAAAGAGAATATACAAATTCTTGAATCACAGTACGATCATATGACAGAAGCTTTAAGAAATATAAATAAAGTTGCTGGGTTATTTAAAAATGATTATGATTTTGCAATGAAGCTTATTTCTGTTCCGTTACCAGATAGGTATGACTGGCTGAATAATATGATCTATGATAAAATGATGTTATCAGGAAATATTGAAGATTATCAGAAGGTATCGCACTGGATGGAGGCTTTAGAAAATGGAAAAACATCTTGAATTAAAAGAAAGATTCGATCAGCTAATGAAACAAGATATGGATGTATCAGAACACGAACAAGAATGGTTTGAATTACTGGACGATATGCATGAATGGTTAAAGGATAAGACAATTCCGAGAAATATTCGTAGGCAGTTTGAACCTTTAGGGATGTTAGAAGTAACTATGAAAATCTGTGACGGAATCCATTATGCAAATGGAACTGGACGATATGCAAAGAAAGAAGAATGATGAAGTACAAAGCAATAGAGCAGACAGTTCAGGCAGTGCAGATCACACCTGATATTGATATGATCGCCCCTGACTGGTTCACAAAGAAAATGAATACCGAAGAAATTATGATAGATCGTGTACAGAAAGACGGAGCAATAGCCGTTATAGGATGCACGGTCTATTTTAATGCACGGAGATATAAAGGCGGCAGACTTGTTGCAAGAATAGGAGACTACGTTGTAAAAGATTCAGTCGGTCGGTTGAATGTAGTTCGTAAGAATGACTTTGATCGGCTGTATAAGAAGGAGGAAGCATGAGATATTTTAACGATTATATACGATCCCCAGCACAGACACAGGACAGTATACGAAAGTCCTTGAATCGAGTAGATATTACTAAGAAGGACGAAGAAAAGCAGTACGTCTTTGGATGGGCTAAGATTGCAGTCGATGAGAATGGAAATCAGCTGGTTGACCGCCAGAACGATTTAATTGATCCGGAAGAACTAGAACAGACAGCATATACCTATGTAGAGTTCTATCGTGAAGCCGGAGAGATGCACGAGCGAGGCGGTGCAGGCGTTTTAATCGAGAGTATTATATTCACTAAGGAAAAGATGAAAACTATCGGTATAGAGGAAGGTACGTTGCCAGAGGGCTGGTGGGTTGGATTCCATATCACAGACGATGAAGTATGGGCAAAGATCAAAGACGGAACTTATACGATGTTCAGTATTGAGGGCAAAGCGAAACGTATTGAAGTTGAGGAGGAAGAATAATGGATAAATATATCGGTGCTAAGTTGATTCAGGCAGAACCAGAGAGGAACCCAGTTACAAAGGAGATCACAGGGTATAAGGTTGTCTATCCAGATGGGTACGAATCTTGGTCTCCAAAGGACGTTTTCGAAAAAGCATATATGAAAGTGGATGATAATAAAAATCTTCCGTCTGGAGTAAGTATTGGTCCAGAGATGGTCGATGATTTTATTGCATCTACGGAAACAATCACGATGGGAGAGACAACAACAGTTGTTCGTTGTGTACTTCGAAATGGTTTTGATATCGTGGAATCATCTTCGTGTGTTGATCCAAAGAATTACGATGAAAAGATCGGCAAAGATATTTGCATGGGAAGGATCAAAAACAAGATCTGGGAACTGTTAGGATTTTTGCTGCAACAGGCATGGCAAGGAATTAACTAGGAGATGATCGCATTCTTAAGATTAAGAAATCACACCGACAAGATGAATGGATCGTTTACAATCCTGATTGCTTTGATCTGCATCATACGCACTGTAGGAATAAAAGAGTTGCGATCGCAATTAAGAAGAATGTGGAGCGTAGACGAGTTCCAACATCCAGAAATCTAAGGACTTTGGAAAGCCACATAAGGCTGACAGGGAATAAGAACTATAAAAGAAAAATTCAGAAGATCATTGAGGAAGTGAAATCTGAAAGAAAAAACTGAAATTTAGTTTTAAATTAGTTAAAAATTAAGTTAAATCTAAAATTTAGTTCAAGAAAAAGTTAAATAGTTCAACTAAAAAAACGATAGATCAATAAATTAGTTCAACTAAGGACCATTTTGCAAAAATGCAAATTGGTCTATTTTTATGTTTGAAATTGCACTTTACGTTTTTGAAACGCAATAAAATGCATTGAAAACGCAATAAACGCATTAGAAAATGCAATTTTCGTGTTTAAAACTCGAAAAAGTGTCGTTAGAAAGGAGGAAACATGAAAACAAAAGGAAAGACAAAGCGGGAAGATCTGGAAGTAAAAAAGATTGATGCAGTAGACATCGGAGCAGATCAGAAAGCAAATATCCTGATTAAAAAGAGAGGAGGTGCAGAAGAGCCGAAGGGAAACTTTTTCAAGCGATTCTTTAATGCATTTTGTGACAGCTTAGGAGTAAATTCAGAGGATGTCAGGAAATCCATGGAAGATGAAGCAACATCCTTTGATGATGTAATGAACGAAAAAAAGATCTATGACGTAAGAGATCAAATCTGGAATGCTTGTAACTCTCTGGAACAGTCGATCGTGTCAATTTTACTCGATAAAGAGTGTGAAGATAAACAGGCAGCGATCGCACAGAGCATTGATCAGTTTAAGGCATTTTCGGATGATGCATCCAAGTCTTGGATCAAATTAGAACGTGCAGCAACAGACAAAGAAGATACTGTTGTTGCGGATGATTTTGAAATCGCAAAAATGCAAGAGGTAATTGAGAAATCTTGCGATCCTGAAACTATTAACAAAGAAAAAGAAACCGAAGTCGTAAAGGAGAACAATATGGCATTTGATATTAGCAACATGACAGAAGAAGAAAAGAAAGAAGCATTAAAAGCATTACAGGCTGATGCAAGCAAAGAGAGTACTGAAAAAAGATTTAATTCCGGAGCTGGAGAAGATCAGATCCAGGAAGCAGTTAACAAAGCAATGAGTAACGCCATGGAAGATGTTACTAAGAACTTTTCTGACATGATGGCAAAGATCATGGAACCGATCCAGAAGAGAGCAGAGGAAGCAGAACAGAAGTCCTTAGAAGAAGTTGCTAAGAAGTATGAACTATTAGGGACAAAAGCGGAGGACTTAGTGCCAGTTCTGAAATCCATGAAGGAAACATCCGATGAAGCTTACAACAATTTCATTGCATCCATGGATAACAACCTTGCAGTGATCCAGAAATCAGGGTTATTTGAGGAAATTGGTAAGTCTGGTGGAGCTCACACAGGAAACAACGATACAGAAGGTGCTGCAAAGATGAATGCAAAGGTAGCAGAGATCAAGAAATCTATGCCGAACTTAACGGATGCACAGGCACAGGATATCGTCATGCAGAATGATCCTGAATTAAGAGCAATGTTCGACAAATAGGAAAGGAGATACAGAGAAGATGGCAAACAGAACATATGAATACAATCCGATCAATGATAGCCCAGTGATCGTTGCGACAGCTGGAGAAGCACTTAAAACAGCTGCAGCAGTCGTATTAACAAAAGATGGAGCGAAACTTCCTGAAGCTGGAAAGAAAGCAACAGGAATTGTGGTCCTTGAAGATGAGACAATAGCCAAAGGCGATGATATTACTGTTCAGATCAGAAATCAGGGCATGTGGACCGCTGGTGCAGCGTTTGATTCTGGAGATTTCCTTGCTGTAGATGCAGAGGGATTTTGTCAGAAGGCAACCACAGGGCAGTACATTTTAGCTATGGCACTTGCACCGGCAACAGCAAAAGGAGATATCGTAAGAGTTGCGATCATCCATGCTGGATACGAAGCGTAAATAAAGGAGGAATAGAATAAATGAGCACAGGACATAATAACGCAGCAGCAATCGCAGTTGATATTGCGAAAGGCTGGAAACCTAATTATTACTTAACTAACATGGCAATGAGCTATTTTCAGGCACCGGGAATGAACGTTGCACCAAGTATCTTTCCAATCCTTCCAGTACAGGCAAGTACAGGAAATTACTACATTTTCAACAAAGAAGAGATTGCAAAAGATCAGGTAAGAAGAAAGCCTAAATACGGCAAAGTAGATCCAGCTGTATTTTCTCACTCAGATGGTACTTACAAATGCGAGGTAGATCAGGTTATTGTCGGTGTAGATAACATCACATCTCTGGATTATCAGAGAACAGGAGCACCAGCAACGATTGATCCAAGACGTGCAAAGGTAAGACAGATTTCGGAGCAGATGAATTTACATCTTGATATGATCTTTGCAAACAAGTTTTTCAATGCTAATGCATGGGGAAATGTTAAGACAGGAGAAACAACAGCTTCAACATCTAAACAGTTCGTGCGTTTCGACGATGCCAATGCTGATATCGTAGGTGCGTTTGACGATATGAAACAGGAAATGCTTTTAAACGGACGTAGATTACCAAACAAATTATGCTTAGGATATAAGACATTTAAAGCAATCAAGAATCATCCACAGTTCTTAGATCGAGTTGTTGGTTCAGGATCAACACCAAACCCAGCACTTGTAGACGAACAGGTAATTGCAGCGGTCCTCGGCTTTGAAGAGGTTAAAGTATTGTATTCAACATATAATGCAGCAGAGATCGGTCAGAAAGCCGATATGAAGTTTGTCTTTGACGACAGCAGTGCATTAATGACTTATGCACCAAAAGAAGTATCTTTGGAAGAACCATCCGCCGGATACATTTATACATGGGATATGTTAGGAAACGGACAGTGGATGGCTACATCACAATTTGACGGAGAAGGTGGAACTCATACAGAGTTCATCGAAGGACTTATGGCAACAGATATGAAAAAGACTTCCGATGATCTCGCAACATTCTTAACAGGATGTGTAGCTGAGTAGGAGGTGCTTAGTATGAATTATGTTGCATTAAAGCCAGTCAAATTTTGCGGTAGGCAGTATAAGGTCGGAGAAATTGTTCCAGAGGGTATCGTAGATGAACGACGCTCTCTTTTCTTAAAGAAGTCTGGACACATTGCAGAAGCAGCAAGTGTAAATGGAGCAAATACAGAGAATTTAAGTGTTAACCCTAACACTTTATCAATTCCGTTATTACAATCAAAGCACGAGCTTGTAATGAACGCACAGCAGTTATCACAGTTCTTTGCAACCATCCAGAAAACAATAGATGAGGCAAAAATTGAGATTGCGACCATGACAGAGGAAGATGTACCGGTCTTAGAATTGCTGCATGAGATTGATTCAAGAAAAGGAATTAAGGCAGCGGTTGAAACAAGACTTGCTGATCTTTCCACTGATATTGATATTAGTCAGGCAATAGAAGAAACCGAAGAACCAGCAGAACAGCCGGAAGGCGGCGAGGAGAATGATGTATAACTATTTTCCAGAAGATATCAATTCCGATGATGTTATGAAGATGCGGTTCGAATTGGCGGATACTGATGTATCAAAGGATGAAATGTCAGCTGCACTTTCCGATGAAGAGATCACAGCTGTATTAGAGCAGTATCCAGACAATTTTAAGATGGCAAAACTGAAATTGCTAGAACATATGATGTTCAAATACGGACAGGACGTAGACAACAGTGTTGGTCCTGTCTCTTTTAATTTTGGTAATCGAATGAATTTCTGGAAACAGCTTTATGATGATCTGAAAAAAGAAATTGCATCTTCCAGTGTTGGAATCAAGCCGTATGAGAATGAAAAACGAGAGTATTTTTACGTTGGTATGATGAATCATCCTGGAGGTGGACGCTTTTGAAAATGACATCAATCGGTAGACCATATCAATATATGCAGTCTTTCCGTGTTTACTGGCAAGATACCGAAGTCATGGACGATGGCATGGTTGTAAAGGGTAATGAAAAAGAAGCCCCTGATGCGATCATAGACGGTATACTAGCCGAAGCAGATATGAAGACAATGGAAATCTGGAAACAAAACCAGACTCCGATCAGTCATACGATTGTGTCTTACCATCCAGTGGTTAAGCTAAGTAAGAACGATGTGTTACTGCTTGGCGATGATCCGTGCCATGATCGTAAGTTTATCGTGAAGGGTACAAAAGATCCAGCTGGAACAGGGCAGTTTTCCATCTATTATGTATTAGAAAGAAGTGATACAGATGGGCGTAGAAGCTGAATTTCAAGCATGTGCAAAGAATCTTGATGAAAGCATCAAAAGAGAGATGATGCGAAAGGGTGCAATGGCAACAAACACCCTTAGAAATATTGAGATCGAAGTATTGTCAAAAGGCGGTTCTGGAAAGAAATACAAACGGCTTCCGAATAGATCATCCGCACCGGGAGAAACACCAGCACCACAGTCTGGAAAGTTACGTCAGGACTGGGATGATCAAACTCTGATTGAAGGAGATCAAGTTACAAGCCGGATAAAAAGTAATTCAAAACACGCTGAATGGCTGGAAGGTGGCACAAAAAAGATGGCAAAACGACCATTTATTGATCCAATTAAGAAGAAAGCAGAGCCGGAGATTGTAAAGATCTTCGGTTCAGATTTTGAGGTAACTCTATGAAAGAAATAATTTTCAAGTACTTAAAAAGCCTGAATATTAACGGATTGGCTACGTTCAAAAATGGACCAGCAATATTTTTGGATCAGGCACCTGATGATTCTGATTCAAGGTGGGATGGTTCGCAGTATGGGCGTATCATCTATGGGCTGAATTTGAAAGATGATTCAGAGCGTAAGGTTTCTGGAACGATGGAGATTGCAATAGCGTATCTGTTTAATAATCAAGGATATAAGAACTTGCTTGAAGCGAAGAAGATCCTGAAAAAAGCGTTTGAAGGAGTTTTCTTGACCGATGAAGATACAACGATTTCTCTTGTCTGGAGAAAGTCAGAATCATTTCAGGAAGCAATCGAAGGGCAAATGGATGTAGAAGTATGTGGATCAGTGTTGACATTCGATGCATATGCTTTTCCAAAACATTCATACCTTCCGCTGGATGCAGTCGGTTCTTTGGCAAAGCACATTGATGAGAACTGGAACGTGACAGTGATCAATAACACGGAACTTGACGAAATCTGGAAGCCGGATGATGAAGAAGTGGTTGTTTATACTAGACTGGATTCTATGCAGCCAGGAACGTTCCCATCGACATATGCTTGTACATGGTTTACAAACAACATCAAGGTACATGTGATCTCCGGATCGGATGTAAATGCTGATCAGTTTGTTATGAACTTGCTGCAAGATTTACAGGAAAGAGAGAGGTTCGTTATGAATGATGGATCGCCGTTTTTTGTAAATCAGTTGGCATACAGCACGAAACTTGATCCATTAAAAGATGGACAGGTAACGGTAAGAGGTCAGTACGGAAAGCTACGAGATGTTGAAACAGTCGATGAATTAAAGACAATTACGATAAGTTAGGAGGAAACAATGGCAGAAAAGAAAGACGAAACAAAAACAGTGCCAGAAGTTACTTATACTGTGGATGAATATGCAGAAAATCCACAGGTGTTAGGAGTATCACAAGATATTATCCGAACAGCATTTGCAAGGGCAGGTGTTAAAGAAGCAACGCAGAGCACAGCAAAGAAACTTGTAGATACATTTAAGAAGAAGGAGGTATAAGAACTTGTCCGGATTATTTTTAAAAGGCGAGAAAAAGGAAAGAGCTGGAGTTTATCGCAGACATGAGCAGATCACAAATAATGGTGTAGCATCCGCAATGAACGGAGTTTTCTGTATTCCGGTTCATGCAGATTTTGGTCCAGTTGGAGAGATTCAGAAGATCACATCAAAGAGTGATCTTCTTTCACTTTATATGGAGAGTGGAACGATCGATGCAGCGGTAAAACTGTTTGATGCAGGTGCTAACACGGTATATCTTTACCGTCTTGGAACTGGTGGTAAAGAAGGAAGCCTGTCCTTACAGACAACCACAGCCACAAATGCAGTTACATTAAAGACAAAATATCCAACCGCTTTGAAATTCTCCGTAACTGTAAAACAGAAATTAGGAGATGAAACGACAAAAGAGTGTTCCGTTTACAATGGGGCAACACTTGTTGAAAAAGTAAGTTTTATCGCTGGTGCGGATGTAAATGAGGCTGCAAATCTTGTGGAAGCAATGAAAGACAGCAAGTATTTATCCGCAGAACTTGTTTCTGGAGCATCCGGGATCATGCAGACGGTTGCACAGCAGGCTTTGGCTGGTGGATCAGCACCGGCAGTCACAACAGAAGATTACAGCAATGCATTTAATGCATTCGAAACTTATGCTTGGAATGTACTGATGCTTGATACAGTCGAAGAAGATGTTAAAGCGTTAGCGAAGACATACATGGAAAGAATCCATTCGAACGGAGCATTAGGAGTTTGCGTACTTGGAGAAGCAGCAGGAAAGTCACTTGCTACAAGAAAGACGAATGCAAAATCCTATAACGCACCATATTTTATTTACTGCGGTAGTGGATATTATAATACCGCAGGAGATAGAGTGGAAGGATATCTTGCGGCAGCAGTTCAGGCAGGTGTGATCGGATGCAAGGATTCCAGCACATCCATTGTACATACAGAGATTCCAGATGCGGAATCATGCATCGAACAGCTGACAAATGAACAATATGTCGATGCGATCAAGTCAGGGCTACTTCTCTTGTCAGAAGGTCAGGAAGGACAGGTCTGGTTTGATTCAGGAGTGAACACATATACAGTTCTGGATGAAGATGATGACGAAGGATGGAAGAAGATCAAACGTACAGCTGTACGCTATGAAGCCTTTGACCGTATCAATCGTACATTAGAACCATTGATTGGTAAGATCAGCAACAATGCAGCGGGCGTTGATAATGTGATTCAGGAAGCTAAAAAAGTACTGGCTGAGATGAACAGAGAAGGAAAGATCTTAGATACCTACGAATTTTATGAGGATACGAAAAATCCACATGCAGCGGATTATGCATTCTTTATTATCCGCATTGATGACGTTGACAGTATGGAAAAGATCTACTTAACATATCAGTTCCAGTACATTGCACAGTAGGAGGTGTTATAGATGAGTGGAAAAGGTTTTGATACTAGAAAACTGATGACAGGAAAAGACGGAAAGCTTTTTATCACACTGGATGGAGTTTCCATCTGGTTTGCATCCGTGGAAGAGTTTACGATCGGAATGAATTTTTCAAATGTAGACTTCCATCCAGCAGGAGATGTACAGACATATGGAGTTCCAGACAGTGTTAAATTTACAGCATCGTTCACTGAGGCTGTAGTCAGAGATGATCTGACGATCGTACCAATGCTGAATGCGATTAAAAATGGGAAAATTCCTACATTCAGTTTACAGGGCGGTGTTACAGAACCACTTGCTGGTGGAGAAAGCAAATATCTGTTAGATGAATGTATTCCTGACGGAGATACAAACATTCTGGATGTAAAACCGGGAGAAATCATCAAGAGACAGTGCCAGTTTATTGTTAACAGCGTACCAGACTGTATTAAATCATTGGCAGCATAAAGAAAGGATAAGAAAATGGCAGAGAAGAAAACAAATATCAATGTAACAGAAGAAAATGAAATGGACCTTATCACTGGTCTGTTAAAGGCAGCAGAGTATAAAACAGAGGTAAGTCAGACATTAAATATTCAAAGAAACGGACAGAAATTGTTTAAATTCGACATTCGTCCATTGTCTTTTGACGAGATCACGGATTGCAGAAAGAGAGCAACAACTTATATGCCAAATCCGGGTGGAGCATCACTTCCATTGATTGAGAAAAGCGTAAGCAATGCAGATTACATGGCATGGCAGATTTACATTGCAACAGTTCCAGAAAGTGATGGAACGAAATTCTGGGATAATCCAGCGTTGAAAGAAGGACTGAACAAAGCTGGTCACATGGTTATGACACAGGCAGAAATCATTAAGGAAATCCTTACAGCTGGAGAACTTGAAGCAGTCAGTGGACAGATTGAAGAATTATCCGGCAGTGGTACAAACGTTATTGATTATGCAAAAAACTAATTAAGTCCAGTCCGTTAGCTTCTCTGCTTGCAGAAAATTATCTACGGACTGGAATGTTGCCATCAAAAGCCCTTGATCTCCCAGAAGGAGAAAGGGCTTTTATTTTTGCAGCACTTATAACAGCTATGGAAGGAGGCGATGCATAAGTGGCAGATAAAGAAATCGTAATTGACGTTGTATCGAAGTATACAGACCATGCATCGCAAGGACTGAACCAGACCGGAAAAGATGCTGAAAAGGTTAGAAAAGAACTTGATGATCTAGGAAAGAAAAAGCCAAGGATTCATGTAGATGTAGACGATAAGGCAAATCCGAAGCTTGACAGAACACGAAAAGAAAGCGAAAGACTGGGCAAGGAAAGACCGAAAATCCAAGTGGGAGCAGACGATAAAGCAACTCCAAAAATTCGTAGAATTACATCGGCTGGGTTGAAGTTTGGAAAAATGTCTTTTACCGCAGCAGTTAAGATTAAAGACTTTGCAACAACCAAATTAAGTGATCTTAAAGCCAAGGTATTTAATGTCAAAAATGCCGTTGCTGGAGCATTTGCAGCGGTAGGGATTGGACAAACAATCAAAACGTCCATTGATCTGGAAGTGCAGCAGCAGAACTTGGAATCATCGTTCGAGGTATTACTTGGAAGTAAGAAGAAAGCCCAGAAGCGAATAGATGATCTGACGACGTTTGCTGGTAGTACCCCATTTACGAGGGATGAAATTTATCAGGCTTCTCGTACCTTACAGGTATTTACTGGAAATGCATTGTCAACTGGAAAAGGCTTAAAGATGGTTGGAGACGTAGCAGCCGGTACGAACTCCGAGCTTTCCGATGTAGCCTTATGGGTTGGACGTATGTATGACGGAATGAAGAACCACCAGACAATTGGAGAAGCTACCGCCGCATTACAGGAAATGGGTACTATTTCTGGACAGGACAGAACAAAACTGGAAGCACTTGCAGCATCGAACAAGAAAATCAGCCAGACATGGCCGCAGGCTATGAAAGCTTTTCAGAAGTATGACGGATTGATGGAAAAGCAGAGCGATAACCTTGGAAACCTGATGCTAGGTGTCAAGTCATTTGTTACAAATAACGTATTTAAGAAGCTTGGAAAAGGTCTTGGAGATGGCATTTCTCCCGGACTTCGTAAGTTCCGTCAGTGGAGATCGGAGAACAAAGAACTGATTGCAGAAATGGGATCAGGGATTGAAAAGTTTTCGGCAGAGATTTCTGGGAAAGCCGTTGATGCAGTATCAAATTTAGCAGAAAAAGCCAATAAATTATTCCAAAGTGACAAGTTTAAAAATGCTTCAATCAGCGGAAAGATTAACATTGCATGGCAAGAGATGATCGGCGATCCATTTTCACAGTGGTGGGATTCCAGTGGAAGACCAGCGATCGTTAAGAAGATATCTGGTATAGGCAAGGATATCGTTAAAGCCGGAGGGAACTGGTTTAAAGAATCTATTAAGGATTTATTACCCGGTGGAGATAAAGCCGGAATAGAGGACTATCTTGCCGGTGCGTTGGCACTTAAGATAGGCTCAGGACTATTTAAAAAGGGAATGACTTTGACAGACCTGATCACTGGTGGTTCAGGTGGTTCTGGAAATCCTCTTGGAAGTTCTATTGGACTTATGAATGTATCAGCATCCGTTGTAAATGTGAACGGTGGGCTTGGCACTGGAAACGGTGGAAGTCCTGTCACACCAACTGGCAGTGGAACTACACCGAAGACAACACAGCCGACAGGACCAACAAGGACACCGGGTGGCTTATTTGGCTTGGGTGGATCTGGTGTTACATTGAAAAATGGAGAAACAGTTGCGGCTACTGGATGGAAAGCTTTTCTTGGAAATCTCGGAGTAAAACTTGGATCAGGAGCAGCAACAGCCGGCGGAGCAGCAACCGTTGGTGGGGCTTCATTGTTAGGTGGAGCTTTAGGAATTGCTGGTATTGGAAGTGCAGCAGGTAACTTTATCAACGCTGCGACATCAAAGAATAAAGCTACTAAGAAAAAAGAAAACTACAGAGGTGGTACGAAGCTTGGCATGGTCGGTGGTGGAGCAGCCGCCGGAGCTTTAGTTGGTTCAGCTGTTCCGATTGTTGGTACACTTGCCGGTGGATTGATTGGTGCCGGTGTTGGTGGATTTGCAGCACTGACAAAAGGTAACAAAGCAGGCGATCATATCCGAAAGAACATGGATAAGATCAAAAAAGAATCCGAAAAAAGTGCGAAATCTTGGAATGTAACATCGAAACAGGTAAAAGAAATTCAAAAGGGTCAAGAAAAGTACCTTGGAGATAATTACCTTAAAAATCGTAAGGAAGCACTAAAGGATAACAATTCATTAACTGCAAAATCGCAGAAATATTATTCTTACAATAAAGATTCCATACGAAAGATCCGTGAGAAATATGAGCCAGAATCCGAAAAGAAAAAAGATTGGTTAAGAAAATCAGTACAGAGTACATATAAAAAGCAAAACAAAGAACTGAAACTTGACTCAAAAATGAGCGGAACAATGGCACATACTGTTGGAGGTAAGAAAAATAAGAATCTGAATGTTGGACCAGACAAAGAGTATAATCAGCTGACTAATTCTGTTCAGAAAGCTTATGAGGAGAATAAGAAGAATACAAAGCAGACAAACGCTGGTTCTAAGAGTACGAAAGCCTTTTCTGGAGCAACAAGTTCTGCCGGTGGAAAAGTCAGTGGCTTAGGTGGAATGTCTGCAACAGCTGGTGGAAAATTAGGAACTATGGGATCAATGTCGCTTGCAGCTGGTGGTAATTTACAAAGTGCTGGAAGTTCCGCATTATCCCTTGCGAGTGCCTTAGCATCTGCCGCATCAACGATTGCATCCGCAGCAAGCACAACCGCCGCACAAGCAAATGCAATCAACAGTATTACGAGTGGAAGTTATCTGAATAACAGCGGTTCAAAATCTGGTAAAAAGACGTCTGGAAAGAAGACAACGACAAAACCAAAAGTACAGACAGCCTTACCGAAAAATGGAAAGTTCTTTCATAATGCGAAAGGTAGTCTGGTCAGAGGTCATATCGTTTCTGAATTAGGAGAAGAAGGAAACGAAATGGTAATTCCACTTTCTAGGCATAGAAGCCGTGCATTATCTCTCTGGAATCAAGCAGGACAGATTTTAGGCGTGACAAAGCATGCCAAAGGTGGACTTGTTGGGGGAACATCTGGATCAGGAAAAGCTTCGTCTGGTAGCAGTCAGCCAGTTATCAACGTTGGTGGTATTACGATCAGCGTTAATGCATCTGGAAATGACGGCATAGTTGATGCGATTAAAACCTCTAAAGGAGAGATCGCAGATGCTATTATGCAGGCAATCGCAGATGCAATCGGATCAACGACAACCAACAGAACAGCGGAGGTAATGTGATGGATATATATATTACTGGAAAAAATTCAAAAGGGAATGATCAGAAGATACAAATTCCGATCATTCCCGAAGAAATTGAATCATCAATCGAAGGGAAGTTTGCAGAGTATGATATCTATAAATTAGGTCAGGTCAGTATTCCAAACGGAAAAAATCTTTCGGAGTTAAGCTGGGAATGTTTTTTCCCCGGAGAAGCAAGAAAAGGCATGAAATTTGTTCGTGAGTGGACTGATCCGGAAACCTTGGATGCACTGATGAAATACTGGGCTAAATATGGGAAAGTGGTAAATATCTGCATTACAGGAACTAAGATCAATGTAGATATGCTTGTATCTGAATATGATTCAACAATCAAAAGCTTGAATGATTATTATTACACTGTAAGATTCGTTGATTATGAAAAAATAAGTGTTTCCTCAGCATCAACGAAAAGAAGTACAAAAACCACAAAGAAAAAGGTTACAGTCAAGAAAGGGCAGACCTTACGGAAACTTGCTAAAAAATATCTTGGATCCAGTAAAAAATACAAGGTTATTTATAACGCAAATAAGAAAATGATTGATGCAAGGAACAAAAAAGAACGCAAGAAACATCCAAAGAAAAAGATCAGCAAGTACACGATCTATAAAGGACAGGTGCTTGTGATCCCTGTTCCAAGCAGTAAATTGGTTTCTAATTCCAAAGTTGAGGAATTAAAGAAAGCAATGAATAAAGATGGCTACTCGAAGCTGAAAGTAGATAAAAAACTGACATCTTCGATGAAATCAGCCATGAAAAAAATCACAATTCGGACCGGAAGAAAAGGGCAAGTCGTAAAATTTGTGCAAAAAATGGTAGGAGTTAAACAGGATGGTACTTGTGGATCTAAGACAGTATCAGCAATAAAAACTTACCAACGAAAGCATAAATTGACAGTAACCGGTGTCGCTGATTATAAAACACTGTTAAAAATGATAGGAGGATAGGAAGATATGCCGAGTTTAGGAAATCCACTGTATAAAGCGGTTGTAAAGACAACATCAGGGCAAGAATATGATCTATACAAGCTGAAAGTTATACTGGACTTGACAATATCTGATGATCCTGATTCGCTGGCAAAGGAAGTCAGCTTAACAGTAATGAACGCTGCGAAAAATGGTGTAACACTTGCGACATTGATTCAGCCATCAGATCGATTATACATATATGCGAATGTTGGACATGGAGATTTTGAAGTATTTCGAGGCGTGATCTGGGATCGAGACAGGGTTACCGATACAGAAAAAAAGGTAACATTTACAGCCTATGATTACTTGATTTATATGATGAAATCCCAAGACTATTTTTATTATAAAAAAGGTCTCAGCACAAAGGAAATTGTAAAAAGAATCTGTACGGCATGGAAGTTGAAACTGAAATACAGTTACGGATCAATCAAAAACAAAAGGATCAAACCAGTGCAAAAGAACATTGGAGATATGATCGTATATGTGCTGAACAAAGCGAAAAGTAAACTTTCCAGCCGATATATTTTTACGATTGAAGGAACTACAGTGATTGTCAAGTATGCAAATACTAATACAACGATTTATAAGATTGAGGAAGGAAAGAATGTAATCTCCATAGAGATAAAAGAGACAATGGATGATATCGTTACAAAGATAAAGATCTACGGAGAAGCTAAGAAAAAGTCAATCCCTAAACTTGCATCAGTATCTAAGAATACATCGAAGTTTGGTACGATCCAAGAAGTCATGGATAAAGACAAGAAGGAGAAACTTTCAAAAATAAAGAAACAAGCACAAAAGAAATTGAAGAGCAGTGCAAAGGTCAAGTATGAATATATAGTAACGGCGATCAGTAATCCGAAGATAAAACGTGGAGACACCGTTTACGTTGGATGTGGTACCGCTGGACTTAAAGGAAATAAAACAGTAAAAAGTATTACACATGACTGTGTGGCTGGTACGATGGACGTTGTTTTTTACTAAAGGAGAGTTCTATGCAGAGAAATGGAAGAAAAAATTTTATCCGGGCGATCGAACAGATTTCAAAAGGAAACCAAAGTGCAGCGGATGTTGTTGCAGAACTTGGAACTATGAAAGACGGAGGGATTCTTCCTGACTCTTATCCAGAAGGTGCAGAACCAGATGACGATTTTTTGATGTTATCTGATGCAAAAGTAAGTGATGGCGATCGAGTATTACTGATCTGGACAGATGCAGAGGAAATCGTTGTAATCGGTAAAGTGGAAGGAGATGAAGAAGATGCCGGATAATCTTTTCCCAGAGGAATATGAAAACGAAGAAGAATATTTTGAAGATGAAGAGAACGAAGGAACTGAGGAAGAAAATACAGAAGAAGAGGAAGATGCAGGTTATAAACCCAGCATCTTTTTTGATTTTGATACTGGAGACTTTGTCGTAAATCACGATGGAAAATTAAAAGAAGCCTCGGGATTTGAAGCTTGGATGCAGTGGTGTCAGAAAACATTAATGACACAACGATATGCACATGAGGGATATTCTACGGATATAGGGATTGACTATGAAAGTGCATTAAAAGCTGACAGTAGAGAAGAAGCAGAAAGCATCTTGCAGAGGGAGATAGAAGAAGCGTTAATGGCTGATCCGTCAGAGAGGACTCTGTATGTTGGAAATATTACTTTTGAATGGGCAGCAGATGATTGTCTTGTAACAGTACAGGTGCAGGGCATTGATGGAGATATAGAAATACAGACACAATTTGAAAGTGGGGTGGTCTAATATGGCATTGGAAGCAGAAGAACTAGAATTGCCAGATTTCTTGAACAATTCGAGTGAAGAAGAAATTCATGAAAAAATGCTTGGTAACCTTCCAGAAGATATTGATAAATCAGAGGGCGGTTTTCCTTGGGATTTTACACGTCCAACAGCGATTGAAATAGCAGAGCTAAAAGAATACGTGCTTGTGGAAGTATTGAAAAGTCTTTCGCCGGCGACTTGTGAAGAGTCTTATATATTGGATTACCATGCTGATGGAAGAGGTCTTGTACGAAGGGAATCGGTAAATGCTTCAGGATATGTTACTGTTACGGCAAAAGCTGGTCTTGTTATTCCTTTAGGATATGGTTTTTCTACAGAAGCAGATGACGAAGGGAATACGATAGATTTTGTAACGACTGAGGAAGTTACGGTCGATTCTCTTGGAAATGCAAAGATTACAATTGAAGCAGCAGAAGGAGGATCTGCAAGCAATGTTGGAGTAAATACGATCGTATTACATACTGGAGATGAGACAGGGGAACTGCTCGATGAAATAATTTCTGTTACAAATGAGGAAGCTGTAACAGGAGGTTTGGATGAAGAGGATGATGATACTTTAAGAGAACGAATCGTTGAGTATGATCGAAGCCATGACATTTCCTATGTTGGGAATGTGGAAGACTATAAACGATGGGCATTGTCAGTTCCCGGTGTTGGTGCAGTTACTGTGATACCAGCAAAGGATGACTCTGGAACAATCAAGATCATCTTAATGGATCAGAACGGAGTACCAGCATCGAAGCAGATTCAAGATGCTGTATATAATTATATCATGCGTCCAGACAGTGAAGCAGATCGTTTAGCACCGCCAAATGCAGTTTTAGAGATAAGTGCTCCGGAGACAGTAATAGTTAATATATCAGCTGTTGTTTATTTGAGAGAAGCAGAAATTGGCAATGTGCAGAATGATTTTAAAACCGCATTTCAGACATATTTGCTAAATGTTTCATCAAATGATAGTGCGGTTAGAATATCAGCGATCAACAGTATCCTTGGGGCTGTATCAGGTGTCTATGATTATGACAGTGTACAAATCAATGGAGCGTCAAAAAATGTAGATCTTGAATCTGGTCAAATGCCAGTTCTTGGAACAGTGAAAATAACGGAGGGATAATACTATGTGGTATAAAACAGACCTTATGGAGCAAATCCTGACGAGTAAAAGTGCAAAACAAATGATTGACTATGTATCGCCGGTTTATGGAAAATCAAGAATCGGACTTTGGCTGTTCCAAGTAATCGGATTGGAGTTAGACGATGTAAAAACAATATGTGAAGACATAATCGACCAGATATTTGTGAATCGTGCTACGTGGGGGCTTTCTATATGGGAAAAAGAATATGGAATAACACCACTTCCGGATCAGACGATAGAGCAGAGGAGAGCACAGATTTCGCAAATGAGGGTAAAAAAGCCTTTAAACCCTACAAGGTTTGAAAAGATCATAGAAGCTTTGAGTGGCGTAGAAACAAAGTTCATAGAAAATACAGCAAAAAATACATTTCAGGTCAATCTTTATGGCGTAGTAAATAATTATGATGAAGTAGTAAGAAGAATTGATAAATTGAAGCCAGCACATTTATTGTGTGATATCCGTATCTCAGATGTTATGGAATCAGAAACGGCATTGAATTATGCGATTGTTTCAGGATCTTGTGAATATTCTTCTTCGATCGTTAGTGAGGTATAAAATCATGTGGGAAAATACAGTAATTACAAATGCAGGTATTGAATTATTAAAGAATGCCTTAAGCGGAGGAACAATAACAGTAACAGCGATCAAGTCTGGTGCTGGTAAAGTTGACGTTAGTGCTTTGAAAAGTCAGACGGCGGTATCATCAATTAAGCAGTCTGGAACAGTACAGGGCGTGACAAAAACAAACGAAACAATCAAGATAGGAGTATTGTTTTCAAACGCTGGTTTATCTGCCGGATACAGCATGACACAGCTTGGAATTTATGCAAAAGGATCAACCGGAAGTGAAGTGTTGTTTGCGATTTCTCAAAGTACAACAGGGAAAGAAGTTCCGGCAGAATCGGCTATGCCGTCATGGTCGTTAGTACATAATTTTTACATCAAGCTTAATAATGATGTAAAAATGACAGCAACGGTTGATCCAGAAGGGTACGTTACATTTGAAACTATGCAGACAGCGTTAAATACGCATACAGGAAACAAGAGCAACCCTCATAGTGTTACTAAGTCGCAAGTAGGCTTAGGGAGCGTTCCGAACGTAGCGACAAATGATCAGACACCGACATATTCAGATACAACAACTCTTGTGACTTTATCAAGTGGCGAGAAAATATCTATTGCATTTGCAAAGATTAAACTTGCAATTACAACTCTGATTAATCATCTTGCGAATAAAAGTAATCCTCACGGAGTTACCAAAAGCCAAGTTGGATTAGGCAATGTGGAGAATAAAAGCAGTGCTACAATCCGTGGAGAATTAACCAAAGGTAATGTAACGACAGCCCTTGGATTTACGCCAGCAAATCAGACTGACATGACGAATGCACAGGATGCTATTACGCAGCTAAATTCTGA